CCATAAATAACTATGACTTTGATGGCGATTATGAAACTTCTGAAAAGGTAGAAAAGATTCTCAACACTATTGAGAAGGGTTATACAGATGAAGATTAGAACGAAGGCGAAGTGCCCCGAGTGTTCTCGGGTCTTTGATTTACTCAATGAAACCGAAGCCGAAGAGTGGGCTTACGGACATGACTGCGAAGGCTGGTGACAGCGTGACGACTATTCACTTAGGCGACTGCGAAACCGACTGCCCGACCTGTCGGGCTAACTGCTCATGCGAAAAGTGTGGAGAGGGGGTGATTCAATGACAGTTCATAAGACTTGGGTAGTTATCTACTCAAGCGACCCCATGCCAAACCATGACCTAGCGAGAAGGCTTGAGGGCTTGGAGTGGTGGATAACAGACCGAGATAACTATGACGAAGCGAAGACAGCGACTCGGGTTCTCGACCTGACGAAACTGAAAGATTAGCGACCTATGGGGCAGGGGGTTCTCTCCCTGCCCTGTGGGGTGTTCATCTTGAATACCGGCAAACCTACAGAAAGAAAGATAAATGAACATAACCGAAAGCAAGATAGAAGTTATCGAAGCAGATAACTTTTCTATTGAAACGAAATACCGCATGACCTTGAAGTATGAAAATGAAACCTTCTATTGGAATGGATTCATTGGAGAGTATGGAATGGCTGCGGATTGGTATGACTCAGAGGGTAAGAAGATTGTCGAACCCGACTGGGCTAGTGAGTTAGAAGAATCAACAGATAAGACTCTTTTCGACATCTGCGAAGAGAAAGAAAAGGAAAACGAAAAGAGCTTCGACTGGCTGGTTACGAAGGTCTTACAGATTGTGCCTACGGCAACTTTCGAAAGAGATGAGAATGGACAGATCCTAATCATTACTGGACTCGAAGAAGATGAAACTGGAACAGTCAAGAAACATGAGGTGGAGTAATGCCTATTCATGTGAAGTTCGAAGTCAGAAATGAAAAGAACGAGTTGATGAATCAACACTCGACTTATACAGAGCAAGAGTTCAATACCATTGAAGAAGCAAAAAAGTGGATTGAAAATGATAGCGACTGGTTCGTTGATGCTTGCTTGATAGATTGCAAACCGATTAAAGAATCCATAAGTGATGACTTAGTTATCGTTGAAATAAATGGATTCCCTGTGACCGAAGAAAAGGTGGTGGAGTAATGCCTAGATTCGTATTCGGAGTTCATAAAGAGTGGCACTCAAAGATTGGCTTTGATGCCGCTTCACTCGAAGAAGCACAAGAGTTATACCGCCAAGTTGAAGAAGGCGACATCTCTGATGAAGAACTGCCTAACTTCTATGAGAAGTGCTACTCAACAGACACGACCATGTTCGACTTAGAAGAAGTGGTGGTGTCATGAGTTACAAGCATGGAGAGAATCACGAGAACTGCTGGCGTGACTGCGATAGGCATGAAGCCCTTGAGTGCTTCGTGTTCGATTGCCCTGATAAATCTGAAGCCGAATACGATTGTGAGGTGGCTGTCTGATGTTGGGATACAGCGTTGAAGACATTGAGAAGATGACGACAGTTCTGAACTATTCGATTCATCATCACATTAAAGACACGAAGTTTGCTGATGAAGATAAAGAGATTCTTTGGAAGTTGTATGACTTCTTAGAGGGTCTGTTGGCAGAAGGGAGAGTCTGATGTCGAAGCACTCTTTTATTCTGACCTATGACACGAAGACCAGAGAGTGGGAGTGGGATACAGACCAAGAAGGTAATCGCCTTGATGGTAAGACTTATGCCCCTGATTGGTCTTTGATTGACTATGACCAAGTGGGTTATTCAAGAGAGCCGATTCACTTCTCTTTGGAAGATGAACTGGCTGAAAAGATTACCTTCGTAAGAAGAACTCTCAATGACCTTGAGAAGCACGAAGATTCGTTGGAGAAGGCTGTGAAAAGTTCTCCTAGATTCTTCAACTGTAAGATTCGATTCGCTGGGCAGGAAGTAACTGAGGTTCGAAGACTCGGTATCCTGCCTTTGGGATTCGAAGGTGACACCGAAGCTTTGTCTAATGATGACGAAGTGTTCTACTGGTTAGATCCATTGAGCCTTTACGAAGGCTTTGTGAATCCGACTGACGGCTGGACTATCGAAGAGATTGAGGTGGAGTAGTGGGTTATTTCCTATTCTTCTTAACCTTTTTTACAGTTCCGCTAGGACTAGCAGAGGATTCCCCCCTGCTGGTGATTATCCCGATTCTAATTTGGCTCGGGGCTATTATGTTCGGAAGTGAGGTTAAATGATTGCTCGATTACTGATTGGGGTAATCGCTTTCGGGGCTGGCTTAATGCTAGCCCCGAAGGGATTCCCTGTTAAGGAAGTTATCATCACCGAAAAGATAGAAGTTCCTGTTGTGTATGAAATGACACTCGAGGATCTTCCATTGGCTTGGCAAAAACTTGCCAAGTGTGAAAGTTCCGGTCGCCTTGATGCTGTCAGCGGCACTCGCAAACAGTTTCAAGGTGCATTCCAAATTGAATACCCAAGAACTTGGGTTGCTCATGGTGGCCACAGCGGCACTCCGCCAAAGAAGGCTACCTTGAAAGAACAGTTCCATGTAGCTCTTCACATCTATGCAGATCGTGGAGCCAAGCCATGGCCTTATTGTGGCAAGTTCCTGAAAGCCGAATACGGCAGGTGATTTGTCAATGCCGTCAGCGGCATATATGATGAGTTTAGTTGGACTAGACACCAACTAAACGAAAAGCCCTTGGACTGTAGGCCAGGGGCTTTTCACTTTCTAAAGTTATCTGTCGAGTAAAAACCTTGAGCTTTGAAGATCGTAGGGTTAGCAGAATAAACTCTTCTTAACTTTGCACCACAAGTAGGGCAAGCATAGTCACCCTCTGGCTCAGACATGGGTCTTTCAATAGTGATGATCTCACCATCACCCGGGCATTCGTAATCATAACTAGCCATAATAACCTCTGAACTTACGCAACTTATCTTCTGGTACACAATAGATCTCTGGTCGCTTCCAGTCTGGTTTATCTAACCACTCAGGATTCTTAGCATCTGCACCCATGATCCAACCGATTAACTCATAGTTCGGCATACCACCACGAACTAAAACAAACTTAATATCATCTTTAGCTTCAGGTCTAACAAGCAATCTACCTTGCTCGTGTTTTGTGTATTTAACATCTATGTTGGGTTCTATATCTACACCGCCTTGACCGAAGGCACCACCCCAGTAAACTCCAAGATACTTAGCAACTGCTATCTCTGCACCACAACCATCGACATCCAAGAGAATTCTTTGCCATGGATCAAGATCACCTAGCCCTCTCATCTGTTGGTTCTTCATCGTGCTTACATATCTTTCAACTGCTGTATTGACAGCCAATACAACTTCGTATCTCTCGAGGATTATCTTTACGCCCATGGCGTTGGCCCTCCGAGATGATCTATTATCTTCCGTAAAATCTTTTGCACTCTCCTATCTACGGTTGAATCAGAGAGTCCTAACTCTTTTGCTATATCAGATAAGGTCATTGGGGAAGCTCCGTATCTTAGATCGATTATGTATTGTTCATCTTTGTCAAGAAGTTCAACAGCAGACTTAACATCGATAGCCATGGCAAGAAGGTTGCCACCTTCATTAGGTGCTGGTGATCTCTTAGGTTGTCCATCATCTACCTTGTCGATCAGCGTTACTCCTTGTGTTTCAAACTGCAACGCAATCGGCAAGATAGATGCAATAGTTCCTGTGTCGTAGAAGAATTCATCGCCAGTTGAGTAGCCAACCTTTGCTGCTTTCTCCTTACGAGAATACTTTTCTATATGCCGGCGGAACCGAGCCATAATCTTTCGAGCTACCCACTTGGTCTCATCCTTCGAGACTGTGTATGACTGGTCAAGATCTTCTTCAAGCTTCGGTCGTTGAAGCACATAGATGTTCAACTCTTGTACTAGATCCTTGTACTCCACATACCCGATAAACCTTCGATAGATGGTTGTTGAGGATATGTTGATTAGGTCATTGAGATGTTCTTTGGCTCGTTCACTCACCGAAACTACCCTCATCATCCATCTCTATGATGGCATCAATGACGAATCGAACAACGAAATACAATGCTGTAATTACAAGAATTGGAATTAAAAAAAAGAATAACTTCTTCATAGTTTATTCTTCGGCCACTTTCCACGCTGAACCATCATGGCAATGATGGCGTAGTTAGCTAGATCCTTGAATGAATCTTCGATTGGTTCGTGTTGTGGCTTACCACTACCGAACATAAATAGATTCTTAAGTCGTTCAAACTTGTCACCCATACGGACAAGTAATCCATTCATTGGGCCACCGAATGCATTGTTGATATTGCCGGGGCCGTAATCCCTTTGCTTACTTATCAGAAGATTGCCAAGCTCATCGATGATATCCCAGACATCAGTAACAAACTGGTTCATCTCTGGATCGGAGGAACTAGAACTCTCATCTCTAGGCCCGAAGGTAGATTTCTTACCTCGAGTATCTTTAGGCCATGACTTTCTAACAATATTCTTAAATTCTGAATCGTCTGCTCGTCTTCCAAGGTTATCCTCATATCCGCTGTTACTCATCTAAACCCAACCTCTTTCGTAGTCCTTCTAAACTTTCTTCTAATACAACAGAGTTAACATCAGATCCTTGTGGTAATGGTATCAACTCAGCGTGTTCTATTTCTTGTAAGACCTTCTCGGCGAGTTCCATACCCGGATTGCTACCATCTTTCTTTCCCTCGTCATTATCTGCAAGTACAAGTACTCGTTTATATCCTCCGAAAAGTCTGTTGAAATGTGGTCTCCAAGCTTTGACACCCGGTACTCCAACTGAAGGCAACAGTTGGCTGGCAACAACTGCATCGAGTTCTCCCTCGCAGATTGCAACAACATCTGAAGGTTTCTGTAGATCGACTGCATTGAAGAGTCTTGCTGGCTGATGCATTGGAGCCATGTATTTAGGGCCCGGAGATCCATCGACTCTTCGGAACTTGAATCCTGCCACCCCATTGACAACTCTGTATGGGATGGATAGCCAACCGATAAATTGCACATGGCTAGGGTCACAATCTACTGGTACGGTTCCGAGTAGATGTTCCTCTGCCAGCTCTTTGCTGAACCCTCGACCCTGTAAGTAAGCCACCGTCTCTTCGCTTATCTTTTTGTGATAAGTCGTAGCCAGATCGTTTAGCAATGTCAGCCGCTCTATCGATAGCAACACGAAAATCAACTCCCTCTTTCCACATTAGTAATGAATATGCATCTCCACCAATACCGCAGGTATGGCAGAAGTACAGTCCGGCCTTCTCTCCATCGGTAGACATCACCGCAGATCGCCTTGTGTCATCGTGAAAACAAC